ATACTAGAACTCGTATTGCAAACTTTTATGTAACAAACTCTGACCTACAACTGCAGATGTACACAGCAGCAGACTGGTATAACACCTACGGTCTTGGTATCGGTATGGTTGAGATGGACTTTGAGGATAACAACCCTCGTATCCGTATGCTCAACCCATTTGGTACATACCCAGAGTTAGATCGTTATGGTCGCGTTATGTCTGTTACTCAGGTTATCGTTACCGATGCAGAGACATTAGCAGGTCAATACCCAGAGTATTACGATTTAATCTTAGGTAAGAACCAATACGGTTTGTCATCTCCTTACGTATCAATGGTTCGCTACCACGACAAAGACCAAGACTTGCTCTACATCCCAGAACGTAAGAACCTAGTCTTAGCCAAGACTCCTAACATCTTAGGTAGAGCAATGGCATCTGTTGTGATGCGCTCATCCTTAGATGGAGAAGCACGCGGACAGTTTGATGATGTACTATCAGTTCAGCTCGCACGTGCTCGCTTTGCAGTATTGCAAATCCAAGCAGCAGAGAAATCTATCCAAGCACCTATTGCTATCCCACAAGATGTGCAAGAGTTGGCACTGGGTCCAGATTCTATTATGCGTTCTGCTAACCCACAAGGTATCCGTCGTGTTCCACTAGAACTACCACCTGGAGTCTTTACTGAATCTGGAGTGCTAGAGCGCGAACTACGCCTTGGTGCTCGTTACCCTGAATCTCGTTCAGGTAACATTGACGCATCAGTTGTAACAGGCCGTGGTGTACAAGCACTACAGGCTGGCTTTGATACACAGATCAAGGCAGCACAAGCACAGTTTGCTCGTATGTTCCAAGAACTTATCTCTGTTTGCTTTGAAGCAGACGAGAAAGTATTTGGTGGTATTCCAAAGACCATCAAGGGTTCAGATGATGGAACACCTTATGTCCTTAAGTACACACCATCTCGTGACATCAAGGGTGAGTACGGCGTAGATGTACGCTACGGAATTATGTCTGGTATGGACCCAAACCGTGCCATCATTGCATTACTACAAATGCGCTCAGACAAGCTCGTATCTCGTGACTATGTACGTCGTGAGATTCCTATGGACTTGAATGTTACGCAGGAGGAACAACGTGTTGACATTGAAGAAATGCGCGACTCTTTGCGCGTTGCTGTTGCTCAGTACGCTCAGGCGATACCAGCTCTTGCAGCGCAAGGACAAGACCCTAGCGAGATTATCACCCGCATTGCGAGTGTTATCCAAGGTCGGCAAAAGGGCCAATCGCTAGAGAGCACAATCGAAAAAGCATTTGCACCAGAACCAGCCCCAGAGATGCCACCTATGGCACCGGGTATGGAACAACAACTTCCAGCAGCAGGTGTGGCCCCCGCTCCTGCCTCGCAGCAACCTCCACAAGAACAAGCTGGTCAGGCCCCTGCTGCTGGTCAACGTCCCGATATAGCCCAACTACTAGCTGGTATTACCGGCGCAGCATAATCAGAGGAGGTGTAAAATGAACAAAGGATCACGTGCAGCAGCACCTATGTCAAAGCCAACTGAAGGTAAGAAGGATACTTCTAAGCCAGCAGGACCAGGCAAGGTAGTACCATCAATGATGCCAGCAGGACGACGCGGAAACGCAGTCAAAAAAGGATAATAACTTTTTAACGGAAGGTGTACTGGGCGATGAATGATGACAAGTATGTTCCTCGTCCAGTGCGCTTTCTTGATTTTGTAGTTGTAGGCGTAGGATTTATACATAACATAGCATCATCTATTGAAACCTTAACAGGTGAAATAATGGAATTAGCAATTTATCAATCAAATCATCTTACTCAAACCAATAGGGCTTGGGAAGATATGACAGCAGATTTAGAAAGATTAGAGGAGGACAAACAGTGAGTATGATGAATCCACTGGCTGGACCAGCAGGCCCAGGTAAGTTCTCTACACGTACCGACAACCTGCAAATGGGTTCTACCGCATACGGTGAAGGCGTTGAGACAGAGGCTATTAAGTCAAGTTCTCCGCTTTCTAAGACCGCAGATGTGCGTCCTGCTCGCGCAGGCGATGTACGTGAAGCTGCATCACAGGGACCCGTAACAGAATTATTTGCACCATCTGCTCGTCCAGGTGAAGACATTATGGCAGGTAATAAATTAGGGCCAGAAGCAGGACCTGAATCTCTTATGATGAATCAAATTAAACAATCAGAATCAGATATTATTGCAAAGTATATGCCAGCACTTGATGCAATGGCATCAGCTCCAGATACACCACAATCATTTAGAATTTTTGTTCGCTCAATTCAGGGGAATATGTGAAGCAGTTTGTTAAAGATGTTACAGCATTTGTTGATGCGCTAGGTTATGACCAACCAGGTATCATACTTTCGCTTGCACAAATTCCTTGGGAATCAGATTTCGATAGAGATGGTTTTATAGACTACTTGACACGGGAGGTATAACCGTGCCTAACTATTGGGATATTGTTAAAAAAGCAATTAGCGACGTTGTTGGCAACGCAGTTGGCGCTGTTCCACAAGCAGGTATTTCTCTTGCTGGCGGTCTTGCTCAAAAGCAAGCAAGTCAGTTATCTCCTGGTGTAAGTGTTCCCGAAATTGCAAGAAAACCTAAGCGTATTATTGGGGATATTTCTAGTAATATGGCTAGTACGGCAGTTGATATTGCTACTAAGCCAGCAGAAGTAGCACGTTTAGATACTGTATTTAATCTTGGTATGAAAGAAGTAGATCAATTCTACCAATGGGCCTACCCAAAAGTATCTCAACCTGTTAGTACGGCTCTTCTTTCTAGTGCAGATTTTACTGCTGGTGAAGGTCTTAATCTTGTAAGCAATTGGAAACTTGCAAAACAAGTTAGTCCAGGACAGGCTTTTCTTGCACCCACAGCAGAGTTATTTAATCCTGACTTTAACATTGCATCACCATCAGATCGTAAAAAAACATTTGTAGATAACGTTTTTGGACAACTTGCAAGTGGTGGAATTGATGGACTCCTTAACTGGTTTGCAGATCCATTAGTTATTGGTGGCAAGGGCCTTAAGGTTGCACGCGAAGTCGGTCTTATCCGACCTATTGAATCAGCAGAAGATATTGTTCGTCTTCGTTCAGAGCTTGATATTCACGGTATGTACGTCAAATCTAACGGTGTTGTTGGTAGAGAAACACCAATGGGTGTTGTTGCTCAACGTTTAGTTGGAAAGAATGCAGCACAGGCTGCAGATGATGTCTTTATTAGAAACACTACTAACCCGTTTTTAATGGCAGGTCTTGTTGGCGAAGCAAAAACCTACGAAGATGTAGCAAACTTTATTGCAGCAGCAGCTGGTGATACAAATTCATTAAATAAGATTGCACTAACTCGCGCATCTATTGCCGATGAGATCCAGCGCTCTCAAGATATTTTAGATCCTATTCAAAAGCGTTACAACACTATTGAATGGGGTGCTGGAGTTGATATTGAAAAGCATCTTCCTACTGTTGAAGAGTATGACCGCTTAAATAGAGTTCTTGATGATCTAAAATTACGCGATACCAACTTAGAACGCGCTATGTCTGAGCGTATTGGTGACTATCGTGTCATTAACGAGTACACATCAGCAGCTGACGTTAACCTATTTAATAAGAATATTGGTGTAGCTGTTGAAAAGGCACGTGCCAAGGCATCTGACCTATATCACGACTTTAGTTTCTATACAGAGACATTCCAAAAGTCTCCGTATACTCGTCCAGTTGTGGTTATCCAAGCGGCATTTAACAAGTTACCACGTGGCATTGTCCGTATTGACGGTGGACCTGTAGCAGATTCATACAGTGAGATCAAATATGCTCTTAATTCTGTAAAGCCACTACGCGATATGAAGTATATCGAAACTAAAAATGACCTTGCTAGAGATTATATGAATGCTCGCAATGCTACAGAGCGTATGGCTGCAGTTCAAAACATTGAAAGTGAAATTGCAGATATCATTGCACTTGAAAATAATTTAACTATTGAAGAAGCACAGCGTTGGTATAAGGTTTATGGCAATGTTCGACGTGGAATGATGGATAGTTTCTCACAACACGGTTTTTGGGTAGATGACGCAGGCAAGTTAGTTACTTCTCCGTTCTGGAAATCTGAAATGCCTAACGCTGTTCCTATGATGGACTTTAATGACTTTGATAAGTTTCTTAAAATCTACAAGAGTGTTCGTCCTTTGGGAGAAAAGGCTACAGAGGCAGCGCTGAAAACACGTCAAGCAGCTGGCGAAGTAGAAGATATGCTGGACTTTGCTAATTCTATATTTAAGGCTTCCGTTCTTACACGTATGGGTTACCCAATTCGTAATACTATTGACGGTCAACTTCGTACAGCATTGGCTTTAGGCTCACTTGCTAAGACAGATAATATGATTAAGAATTTGGCATCTAATGTCAAAACTCGTACAACTAAAGCTACAAACTTCTTTGAAGAAACACTTGGTCTTGAAAATCCTAGCCAGTTACGTGACCAAGTTGGCAAGTTAGTAACTCAGCGCAGTCAGACTATTGATGTACGCAATAGCATCCTAAATGAGATTACACCTACACAATATTATGCTGGCGCTGCCGGTACATTTGGCAAGCAGGTTGACCCAGGAATGGTTGAACTTGCTCTAACATCCAATACAAAACCTTTGCTATCACAGAAGCAACGTGATGCTTACTTTGCATTAAGCCAGAAGCAAAAGGATCAAAAAGGTCTTTTGTTTGGCAATGATAAAGATAAATTTAAGAGTCTACAAGCACAGGCTTATGGAAAATATGTACGTCAAGAGGTAGTTCCAAACCTTCCTAAAGGTACAACTTTAGTCTATGCAGATTTTCCTAGCGGAAAAGTTTTTTACAAGGTTCCTGGAAAGCAAACTCGTTTACCAAAGGGTGCAATTCCAGATATCCAAACACGTAAGGGTTTGCCTTCTTCAATTTTAGCAGATGAGTTAGAAGCATCTGGTAAGTTTAAGCCACGTGCTAAGGGTCCAATTGAACAGCCTGATGTTCGTGTTATTACTTCATATGAAATTTCTAAAGGAATGAATTATGAAGATATTGCTGATCTATTAGGTGAGCAACAAATGAACCGTATTCGTACTTACCAAGATATGGTTGACAAGTATGATAACGAAATTCTTGATAGAATTGTTCAATCACAGAAGCTGGCAACACGTCGTTCTGAACTTAAGATTGTTCGTTCGGGTGAGGGCCAAGATCTTTACACAACACCATCTGGTGCAAAGATATCGGCTGATGGAGCATTTGCAGGTCCTAACGGTATCTTGCACCGTCAAGATGCGTCAAGCGATAGCACACTTAACTGGATGACAGAAGGACAGACTTATCTTTCATACGATGCTATGAAGGGTATTGAATCACGTAGTTATGCAGGCAAGTTAAGCGAAAGCCGCACGGTAGTTCAGCCTACTGATCCACAGTATTTTAATGAAATGTCAGTATTTGCTAACCGCATCTTACGCCAGGATCAACTTGCTATGCGTATCCTTCAGGGACAAGGCGATAGCGAAATCGCTGGATGGTTACGTCGTGATGGCAAGTTCTACTTGCGTGAGATTAACGCTGATATTGCTAAAGATCAAATTAGATCTCACATTTCAGAAGCACGTTCTCGCATTTACAAACTGTTTCCAGACCAACAGATGCGTGCGCTGGTTGCACGTGAAGAATTAAATCCAGAACAGTTTGATGCTTTGATGCGTGGTACTCCAAATCTTGCACCTATTGCTGGACGTTCTTTTGTTGATGACACTTTACGTTATGATAAGGGAATTATTAAAAGCTCTATTAACAATGCTATATCAGGAGTCTTTAAGGCAATTGGTTCTACACCTGAAAACAATCTTGTATCTTGGCCTTTCTACGAAAATCTTTACAAGAAGAATCTTCAACTTGAAATTGACATTGCAGAAAGATTAGGCAAGAATCTTCAAGATCCTGAATTGATTATTCAGCTACAACGTACTGCACATTCAGCATCACGCAAAACCGTTAATGATGTTTTATATCGTATAACAAACAATAGCGGTATTTCAAGCGCAATGCGTTTCTTGGTTCCGTTCTTTAATGCACAATATAACGCTGTTAAGGTTTATGGAAAGTTCTTTCTTCAAGACCCTTCACGTATCGCCCGTGCATCACAGCTTTGGAATCTTCCTAATAATATTGCTACAGTTGTAGATCAAGAAGGTCAAGAAGTTCCATCAGGAACGCCACCTTCTGTACAACAGTATCTATTGTTTACTATTCCAGAAGGCGTACAGGGCAGATGGGGTATCCCAAAGGGGTATCAAATCTCTATTCCTAAGAATAGCCTCAACGTATTCTTAACAGGAGAAAATCCTCTTGCTCCTTCATTCGGAGTACCTGTAACTATTCCAGTATCAATTTTGGCTAATCAACGTCCAGATCGTGTTGAGAGTGCTAAAAAGTTCTTAACAGAATTTACTGGAGAAACAACAGCAAATGTTATTATGAATAGCCTTTTGCCATTTGGTAGAGCAGCTGCAGATCCTTGGAAGTTGTTGTTGCCAGCAGCAGGTCAAAAGTACTCTGCATTGCAAAGTGGTTTAGATGACACTACTTTTGCAAGCACTGTTGGTAGCGCTCTGAAGACTCAGTACTACGAGTGGGATCAAAATGGTCGCCAAGGTCCACAACCTGATTTTGCAGATGCTATTAAGTTAGCTCAGCAAATGTACAAGATTCGTATAGGTGTCAACCTATCCTTACCATTCACATTTACATTCCGTCCTGAGTGGCAACCTATTATGGATGATTACCGTCGTGCTTTGCAAGATCCAAAAATTGGAAAGACAAAGGTTGACGACTACATATTTAGTAAGTATGGAGATATTGGCTACATTATTACAGCACCTAGTAGCAAGAATACAACTAACTTGCTTACAACATCAGGTGCTGTAGTAAATCAGCGCAAGTATGGTGCTTTGCTCGGCGAGATGGATAAGTTGAATGTCCCAGGTCTAGTTGGATTTATTGCTAACTTTGGTAACAATCAAGATAAGTATTCAGACGCAGCAGCAAACTATTTCCGCGATAGGACAGTGCGCCCTGGTGGACAGATTAAGTACACTGAGCGTCGTGCTACTGAAGACATCTTAGTTGATCGCCAAGAAAGCCTTGGTTGGAACTATTACGAGAAGTTTGCAAAGCAACGCGATGCCGCTCTTGCTCAGTATGGAATTAAAAGCGTCAATTCAGAGGCTGCTCGACAACTAGGTATTGCAGATGCCTGGGATCAAGCGGTTCAGTCTATTAAAGATTATTTACCGGTTTGGTCAGAAGCCTACGACAACTCTGTGGGTGACTTTACAAAAACCAAACGTTATATCAAGGGTCTTCTTAAGACAACTCAAGATAAAAAATGGATGGCTCAGTACGGTAAGACAAACACGATGCAAGCGGTTTCTGATTATATTCTTAATCGTGATTATTTGACTCGTGAACTTGTAAACCGTAAAGCAAATTTAGGTACACAAGGTATTTCAGATCCAGCAAACGCTGATCTTAAAGATGCCTGGGATGGATATATTTTGCAGATGAAGTTATGGGATAATGGATTCGGTGATTTATATACACGTTACTTAGAAAACGACAACTATGAGGTGATTGACTAATGTCTTGGACTAAAGACGAAAAGGGCAAGTGGAGTTGGACACCAGATGGTAAAGGCAATCCAATGGTCGCTGGCGACAATACAACACCAAAGCCTACTTTTGCATTTGGCAATAATGCCAATAAGGGCGGTCAAGGCACACTTGGGCTATCTCTTGGGTTTGGAATCAAGGACAAAGGCCAAGACATATCTCTTGCTCCAATTAAAATCGCTCCATATATTGTTACCCTTTCAAAGACTAATCCAAAGGCTTACAACTCAATTAAGAGTTTAGTAAAGGCAGCATCAGGAAAAACAATCAATGATCCTAATACACTTGGCGCTTGGGTTGGTCGTCTAGCAGAGAACATCTTTTACTCAACAGATCCAATAGTCAAGACTATGAGCATTGAGGATTTCCTCCGCTCAACAGCAAAGACTGCAAACATTGCAGATGCTGCAGCCAAAGCAGCGGCATTGCCACAGCGACAAATTTACAAGTACACAGAAGCAGATCGTCAGAAGATGATTGATGACGTATCGTTAACTCTTCGTGGTCAAGCTACTACTTCAGAAGACAAAGCGCAAAAGTGGTACAAAGATCTTAAAGCATCTATCGATGCTATGATTAACACTGGTGCTGTAACTACAACAAAAAAAGTTGTAAATCCTTTAACTAACAAACTAGAAAATAAGTCAGTTACAACTCCAGCATTTTCTGAAGAAAAAGCTACGGCTACTGCAGAAAAAGCAATTCGTGCAGCTACACCAGAAGATGTCTCACGTAAAGAACGTGTTGATTTTACAAGCTGGATGTTTAAGACATTAGGAGGAGCAAATGGCTAATACTCCTGAACAAACCCAGTATGATGCAGACTTTGCAGCACTAAATAAACTAACCGGTTCCGAAAGAGTTAGAGCAAAAGAAGCCTTTGACCTTAAGTATCCTAAAGGTCGCCCAGGATCACCAGAAACTACTGAGCCTACTGATGCTTCCATTGCTGCAGCCCTGGAACAAGCGACCAATCTTGGTATTGGTGAGGCGCTTCTTGATGATGATATATATGGCGACCAACTTCAAGCTGTATTTACACTTTACAAGACAAACAAAACTGCAGCAGCTGACCTATTGTTTAAGAGCAAGTGGGCTAAGTTAGATACAGACGCTAGAGAACGCTATCTTCAAAAGATTGAAAATAGTGACCTATATCAAGAGCGTCTTAAGAGCTGGCTAATTGGAATAAAGAAAGAACTTGGTGCAAAGAGTTTAACAGTTTCAGATGCAGAACTTGCTGATTATTACCTTAAAGGTATTGACAATGCAACCATCGTTGATGAGGCAATATCAGGCCTAACCACTAAAAGTGGGGACACAGCAGCTTTAACAAACTTACGTATTACTGCAGAAGCCAATGGTTTAGATCTTGATACAGATTTTGCAAACGAAAAAGATTCTTGGTTACAATCTATTGCTCGTGGTGAAGACCCAAACAAATTCTATGGTTTAATCCGAAATAAAGCAGGTGAAGGACAAAGTGGATTTGTCAAGAACCTTCTTAAAACTGGCAAAGATCTTGAAGACATCTACAAGCCTTATATTGATAAGATGGCTGCTACATTTGGCGTTGCTACTTCAACAATTAAACCAAATGATTTACTACTAAAAGATGTCTTTAACGAAAAGGGTGGAATCAGTCTTGACAAATTTGATTCCTTGTTACGTGCAGACTCGCGTTACACTGGTACAAAAGCTGCCTTTGGTGCTGCAGATGTTCGTCAACAGATTTTAGATACTGCTTTATCTCAAGGTGTAACATTATCTGATGCAGATGTAGAAGATATCTATAATAATTCTGTTGCTGTTGGTGGTGGAGTTTCAACTATCCAGGCTTTAGTTCGTGCTAAACTTAAGTATACATCTGGTGGAACTTTGGGTGGTGCTGCAGGCACTGCTCTTACTGAATTAAAAAAGACAGCTAAAGCTAACGGTCTTGATTTTGATAAGCAGTTTGGAGATCAAGCTCAGACTTGGCTTGCTAAAATTGTTCAAGGCGAATCACCAGATACATTCAAGAATATTATTCGTCAGACAGCAAAATTAGGTCTGCCCGAAAAGGTTGGCTCACTGCTAGATCTTGGCGTTGACCTAGAGACTATCTACTCACCATACAAGAATGTTATGGCTTCAGTACTTGAAGTTAATCCACAGACTATTGGGTTAGATGACAAAACTCTACGCTCTGCTATTGGCCCTGATAAAGAAATGACTATCTACGATTGGGAGCGTTCACTACGTAAAGACCCACGTTGGCAGTACACCAACAATGCTCGTCAAGAGGTATCAGGTATCACACTTAATGTTCTAAGACAGTTAGGATTTCAGGGATAACAATGGCTGAATTTATAGTAACTCCTCAAGATTACCTAAAGGGTGGACGACTTTACAATCAACCAGATATTGTAGTTATTGAACCTCCTGGTGTTGAACCAATAACAGATAAGGCAACTGGTGTATCTTACATCCCAGGAAGCCGTGCTATCACTGTTACAAAAGCAGGATATGGTAATCTGCCTAAAGAAATAAGAGCCGCTATTGGTGGCAGTGAGACAGACACAATCAATTACAACCCATACAAGGGTATGACAGGTTATGCTTTTGATGAAAAAACAGGACAGGTCATTGTTCAGAACTCTCCTGGTAACTTTGCTTTTTTAGGTGCAAGATATCAGTCCACTCCTAGTGGGGGACTAGTTCCTAAAGCGCCAGATGATGAAGGCGATGCTTTAGTTACTTCTGATTCAGGAGATGTGACCACATCAAATTTTAGTTCAGGTGGGACAGTTGTTAGCACCTATACAGACCCAACAACTGGTGATGTAACTGCGGTTATGTCTGATGGAACAACTAAGGTTTTAGCACAAGGTGGAGCAGCGGCTGCAAAACAAAGATCTGCTTATGATCTACTCTACAGCGAGTTTGATGCTCTAGGTGTAGGCGCTTTAGTACCAGACCTTAAAACATTTATTGAAGAGGGTATATCTCCATCTGAGTTTACTCTTCGCTTGCGTCAGACAGATGCCTACAAGAAGCGCTTTGCTGCTAATGCTCAACGTGTAGCATCCC